GTGGCAGTTCGGTCATGGTGAGACAAAGGCCACTTGTCTATGGCTAAAGAACCTGCCGCATCTGGTGCCGACAAACATCGTCGATGGCCGAGAGCCGCGAATCCACAAGATGCCGCCAAGCCCGGACCGGTGGAAGCTGCGCAGCGCAACGTATCAGGGAATCGCGCTTGCAATGGCCGAGCAGTGGGGGCAAATGCTGCCGGTGCAGGCTGATCTTCTTGAGGTGGCGGCATGAGCGAGCGAATGATCGTGCGCTGCTGGAATCCACAGCAGGCCCATCAGGCCATGTCGAACCAGATCTGGCCCATGCTCAAGGCCCACCTTGTAGCCGGCCGGCTGATGGTGCTGGAGCTTCGGCCGGCGACTCGCAGCACAGAGCAGAACGCGAAGCTGCACGCCATGCTGGGCGACATCGCCAAGCAGATCGAATGGGCCGGCAAGAAGCGGGACATCGAGACGTGGAAGCGATTGCTTGTCGCGGCATGGAGCCGAGCGACCGGCGAACCGCTGGAATACCTGCCGGCCGTGGATGGCCACGGCGTTGACATCGTATTCCGCCGCACGTCGCAGATGACCGTGGGCGAGGTCGGCGAGCTGATCGAGTTCATCTACGCCTGGGGTGCCGAGGCCGGCGTGGTGTTCACCGAGCGCGACATCGACCCGGAGACGGGCGAGATCGTGACATACCGGCGTGCGCCGGCTAGGGAGGCTGCATGAAGCGCTCCGGTTTTAAGCGCCCGCAGATCGAGCGCAAGCGCAGCGTGCCCGAGGCCATCCCGGCGCACCTTCGGCGAAAAGCTGTGTTCGCCAGGTGCGATGTACTGGCCGCGCCGCCCGTGGAGAAGTTCGAGTACGTGCGCAGCCGCAAGCTGCTGAACGCCATCAAGACGCTTGCATGCCAGCACTGCGGCGCGCCGGCGCCGAGCGATCCGGCGCACTCGAATCAGGCCGCGCACGGCAAGGGCAAGAGCATCAAGGCCAGTGACGTGTATGTCGCCGCGCTCTGCCGCGCATGCCACCAAGAGATAGACCAGGGCCGGCGCCTGAGCTACGCCGAGCGCGTCGAGCTGTGGTCGAACGCCTGGCGCAAGACCGTCGCAGCGCTGCTGCGCGAGGGACGGTGGCCGCTGGAGATACCGATTCCTGACACCCGGAGGATGAATTGAATATGCAAGAACTGCAAGCACCAGACGAAGAACTGACTGCCCACGAAGCGCCCTACGTGGGCCAGATCGTGCCGCCACCGACCTACGTCAACGCCACGATGCGCGAGAAGCTGGACATCAGATACATGAACCCGGCCAGGCTGGATGCCGAGGAACACAAGCGCTGGAAGTCGAGGGGGTTCTGACGTGCTGGACAAAGACGTGATGCTGAAGTCAATCAAGGATCGCACAGAGGAAGTCGGCGAGTGCTGGATCTGGACGCAGGCCGTGGGAACGCACGGATATCCCATTCTCAAGCCAAAAGGATGCGGGTGCAAGCTGGTACGCCGGCTGTCTGCCGAGTTGGCCGGGCACGATCTGAAGCCCCGCCAGCCGGTGGCGACGACGTGCGGCGAGAAGCTGTGCGTCAACCCTGATCACATGCAGCCCAGCGACATCAAGACCATCGCGCAGGCAGCATCTGCCCGTGGCGCTTTCAGCACGCGCGGCCGCGCGGCCAAGATCGCGGCCGGCCGCCGCAACGGCAAGACCAAGCTGGACCAGGAAGCCGCGAACGCAATCCGGGACAGCGCCGACACCGAGGTCAACCTAGCGAAGCGCTACGGCGTCAACCGCAGCCTGATAGGCCGCATTCGCAGGGGCGATGCCTGGCGGGACTACACCAACCCTTTTTCTGGGCTGGGGGCGCGATGAGAAGCCGACACAACGACATCCGCAAATACACCCGCGAGGGGCTGATCGAGCTCGCACGCCACTACCGCGCCGAAGCCAGGCGCCTGCGAGGTGCCAGATGAAGTGCCCGGAGTGCGGAGTGTGGTCCATGGTCATGGAAACCAGGGCGCGCAAGGACAACACCAAGCGCCGCCGCTACGAGTGCGCCAACGGCCACCGCTTCACCACCGAAGAGATCATCCAGCGCCAGCCAAGGAAGGAGGACCGCAATGCTGCCGGAAAAAGCCCGCGAGGAACTGCGCAAAGCCGCCCAGGCTCCAGCCAAGGACCCGGACGACCGGGCCAAGGCCATCGATCAGGCCATCGACCGGCTGCGCAAGCTGTACCCAACTCACTTCAATCCGGAGGATGACCATGGCGAAAGTAGTGGGCGTCAATGAGAAGGGCTACCGGGTCGGGCAGTGGAACCAGCGCAGCAAGTACTCCGACCGTGTGGTGGAGCAGGTGCGGATGCTGCGCGACCAGGGCATGACTTACCCGCAGATAGCCGAAAAGATGGAGATGCCCTACTGGACCGTCTCCCGCATTTGCAGGCACGAACGCCGGGCATCGATCCCGGTCAAATTCAAGGAGGTGGAAGATTGAGCGCGAAACTGAACCCGAAACAGGAGGCCTTCGCCCGTCAGTACCTGATCGACCTGAACGCCAGCCAGGCGGCAGTGCGCGCGGGGTACAAAGGCGACCCCAATACTGTCGGCCCCCGACTGTTGGCACATGTTGGCGTGCGCTCACTTATTGATAAGCTGATGGCCGAGAGAGCGAAGAAACTCGAAGTCGATGCGGAGTGGGTGATCAAGCGCCTGATGCAGGATGCAACAGCTGACATTGCGGACATCTACGATGAGAACGGCAACCTGAAGCCGGTGCATGAGTGGCCCATGGCCTTCCGCACCGGTTTGGTGGCCGGCGTCGAGACGGTCCAGGAGAGGAACGGCGAGGACGAGGATGGCCGGCCGCAGTTTTCCACGGTCCGCAAGGTCAAGCTGATGGACCGCTCCAAGCTGCTGGAGATGATCGGCCGCCACGTCAGGGTCGGCGCCTTCAAGGACAAGATCGAGCACACCGGCAAGTTGACCCTGGAATCTCTGGTCGCGGGGGGAGAGTGAGCCAACTGGAGAAAGCCAGAGCCAAGATCCGGGAGTGGCGCCACGACCCGGTGAAGTTCGCCGTTGAGGTGTTCGGCGTCACGCCAGACCAATGGCAGGTCGAAGCCATGCAGGAGCTGGGAGGCGAGCGCAACCAGGCGCGCATGCTGTGCATGAAAGCCTGCACCGGCCCGGGCAAGTCCGCCACCCTGGCATGGATGGGCTGGCACCGGCTGACCTGCTTCGCTGCGCCCGGCGAGCACCCAAAGGGGGCCGCCCTGTCCATCACTGCCGACAACCTCAAGGACAACCTGTGGGCCGAGCTGTCGAAGTGGCAGCAGCGCTCCCCGTTCCTGCAGCAGGCGTTCACCTGGACCAAGGAGAAGATCTACGCCAACGACCACCCCGAAACCTGGTTCCTGTCGGCCCGGTCCTTCGCCAAGGACGCCAACGCGGAGGCCATCGGGCGGGCACTGTCCGGCCTGCACAGCAAATTCCCCTTCGTGCTGCTGGATGAGACGGGCGACATGCCGGTGGCCGTGGGGCGCACAGCGCAGCAGATCTTCACCGGGGGCCCCCTTGATGCGGCCATCATCCAGGCAGGCAACCCGACCAGCACGTCCGGGCTGTTGTACGAGTCGTGCACCAAGGGCCGGTGGAAGGTCATCACCATCACGGCAGACCCGGACGACCCGAAGCGCACCCCGCGGGTGAGCGTGGAGCACGCCCGGGAGATGATCCGCACCTATGGTAGGGACAACCCATGGGTCATGGCTACCATCCTCGGCCTGTTCCCACCAACCGGGTTTAATGCCCTGCTTGGCCCGGATGACGTCGATGCCTCCATCGCCCGCCACTACCGGCAGGAGCAGATCGAGAACGCGCCCATTGTCTTGGGTGGCGACGTGGCCAGGCAGGGCGATGACGCAAGTGCCATTGCCAAGCGGCAGGGGCGGCAGGCTTTCCCCATCCGGACCATGCGCATCCCCGACACCATGGTGCTGGCGCAGCAGTTCATCCGGGAGTTCAAGGAGGCGCGGGCCGACGCCATCCTGGTGGACGAAACAGGTGGCTACGGTGCGGGGGTGATCGACGCCATGCGGCAGCTTGGGCACGACGTCATCGGGGTGCAGTTCGGCAGCCGGGCATCGGATTACCGCTTCTACAACAAGCGGGCCGAGATGTATTTCAGGCTGGCCGAGTGGGTCAAGGGGGGCGGGGCGCTGCCAGACGACCGAGAACTCAAGGAAGAGCTCTGCGCCACGACCTTTGTCTACCAGGGCGACAAGTTCCGGATCGCGGACAAGGAGATCATCAAGGACCAGATCGGCAGGTCACCCGACAAAGCCGACGCTCTGGCCCTGACCTTCGCCATGCCCATCGCAAAGCGCAACCCGCTGGCCCAGTACCAGCGGCAGCAGGTCACGGACTACGACCCCTATGCCATGAACTGATGCACGCATCGCAAAGCGCCGCCGATAGGCTGCGCCCATGCTGCTGGAGATAGTCAACCCCGCCGAGTGGATGCCGCGCATCAGGCCAATGCTTGAGGCGAACTGGCACGAAACGGGGTTCAGCTTTCCGTTTGACCCCGACATCAAGGCTTATGACGCCCTGTTTCGGGCGGGTCTGTTGTTTGCCGTCCGTGCTGAGTTCGATGGTGAAACCGTTGGCTATTGCACCGTCATGGTGTCAGGCCACGCGCACAACCCGTCCGTGAAGTTCGCGGCAAACGATGCGCTGTATGTCTCGCCAGAGTTCCGCAATGGGTTGACTGCTGGAAGGTTGATTGTCAAAGCAGAGAAGGAGGCAAGGGCGCGGGGCGCTTCGTGGTTCTCTTGGCACTGCCGCGCTGGCACGTCGCTGGACGAGATCCTGAAGGCGCGGGGCTATCAACCAGCCGACATTGTAGTCACGAAGGAGCTTTGACATGGGAATCGAAACGGCATTGCTTATTGCCGCCGCCGCAGGCACCGCCGCAACAAT